ACTATAATGGTGCATTATATCGCTGTTGCTGTTGCATTGCGAGCTTAGCGGCGATACATATCAAAGAACTTCTTAAAAAAAGAGCCCCCGAAGGGGCCCTAATTTCTCCAAATCTCCTAATGTAACCTCTTACTCCTCTGGAGGGGAAGCAGGAGGGGTTAGTAGTAACTTGATCTCATCGAATCCGGCCTGCATGTCAGTACGTATGCCAGCTTCAACAGTTGACAGTGCCCGGCCCTGAGTCTTATTGATCTCAGCTTTCAGACCCTGGATTGCATCACCAGTTCCTTCTACTTTAGCAGCAGGAGTGTTGGCTGGTAGTGCCTTTTGCTGACCTTGCTGCAATGATTGCATCTGGTTCTGGTCAACCTGTATCTGATTACCGAAGGCATCAGTCAGTATAGTTATACCTGCTTGAGCCATTTGGCATTGATTAGCAAGGTTCATCACCTTGTTCCAGTTAGGGTATCTAGCTGAAAGTTCTTTGACAGCTGCAAGATTAGGCAGCACACCAAAGATTGGGTGTGGTTGAATGTTAAACATGAGTTATAACTCCTTATATTAGTTACAGACTTCTAATTTCCTAAATCAAAAACAACGTAAATTCTATTTACGGAAAGTCTCTATGAGACCGGTGTACGCTCATAAAACACCCCATATCAAAATAGCATAAGTGTTGACTACAACATGGTCATTTTAGTATATTATGGCTATGTATAAGAAAAGAAAAGAAAGTGGAGTAAAGAAAAGAAAAGAATAGGGGGGGGGTTATAATAGTATATATAATATATATATATATGCTACATAGTGTTACCGGTAAGTAAGTTTTAGTATTTGAGAAATATTGTAATGTTGTATAAATTATTACATAGAACTATGGGAATAAGTATAGAATTCATATCGCACTTGCCAATGGAGTTGCAAGAGGACATATTGAAGCTTATGTCTATGAAGGAAGGCAAGGATTTTCCTATAGAGATAGATGACAACGTATATTTTGTAGAGGAGCCTGTTGCTAAGTTAATAGAAGAGTTAACTGAAGAGAATATTGGGTTCAGGAATAGGCTAGACGAGCTAGATGGAATACCAAAAAATTAAAGGCAATCGTCATTACATTTATGATCACATAAGTGAGTTCTATAATGACCATCCTGACAAGACTCCTCTGAAGGACTGGCGTGATGGTAAACAAGATGATTGGGTCTACAGTGATGATGACAGGATAATTCAGTTATTGAAGGTCGCTGACTTAAATCATCCTAATGACAGGAAAAATTATAAATGGGCAAGGAATTATGTAAGGACTGTAGTAGGCACATTTGTTAACAATAAGAAGACTTTTATGGATACTGATTTTGACCAGCATCCTAACAGGTACACATTTTCTAAGAAGATCAAGTATACGAACATGAGGGTAAGGAAACGTAAGAAGGTGACGAACAATGAAAAGATATTCGCTACTAATGTCGTTACGGGAATGGGCCCGGTTAAAGCTTACATGGATGCATTTCAAGCTGCTACTGATGAGAACAAAGCTAAGAAGAAAGCGTTAGTACTTTTAAAACAGGAGAGGATTATGCAAGAAATAGAAAAGACAGTATTAGATGTTGCTAAAGCGTTAGGTGTTGACCACAAGTATGTTTTAAACAGGCTTAAGTGTTTAGCTGACAATAGTGAAGACGATAATATCATATTGCAGTCTACTAAAGAGCTAGGCAAGATTATAGGCACATCTGTCAATACTGTGAAGCACCGTGAGATGGGTGTCTTTGGTGTCTTCCAAGGTTTCTCTCCAGATCAGTTAGAATCTGCTAAGCAAGAAGTACTGCCTGAGAAGAGTGATGGCTGAACCAACTCTTTTAGAATTAATCTCAGGCGGCAAGGTTAGGCATGGAGGTACTGGTAAGTACAAAGAGGAAGAAGGTGCTATAGCTCCATTAACTGAATCAAAATTAGTTACAGATTTTGTATTGCCTATGGTGACAGGGGCAACTGCAGCGACAGAAGATTATGAACCGGGTGCTTTAGATGTAGCGTTTGCTATTCCAGTAGTTGGCAAAGCAGGCAGGGTAGGTTTAAATATTGGTAAGAAAGTGGCTGGAAGACTATTTTCTAAAGAAACTTTAAAAAGTTTAAGTTCTATAAAACCTAAGATTCAAGCATTTCGTAGAAAGAATATGTATAGAGGAAATGTTTTGTTACCTGAGTCAACATTAACACAATCTCAAAGGGCTCTTGTTAAGGAGACAAGAGAGTTCACAAAGGAAAATTTAACAAACGAAGAAGGATATAAAAGATATATTAGGACATTCTTTGATGACGCTTTTATTGAACCAGACGAAATGGAATTATTAGAGGATTATCTGATGAATTCTCCACGTGGTAAAATTTATTGGAAGGAATTCAAACAAATTGTTGGAGAAAATATTGATATAATGGACTATCGAAATATGGTTAACCCAACAACAGATTTTCTGAGAAGGGCAATGGGGAAGGGGACGGTATATGGCGTCCATATGCCAGGTAGTCAACAAGTTGCTGGAAAACAAAAATTGTTTAATTGGGGTGACAGTGACAGACTAAGGAAGACAACTGGACAAACAAATGTACACGAATTTACACATGCTGGACAGTTACATAGATTTCAGGGTAAACTTATTCATGGTTTGAAAAATATATTTGATCCTAACTTGAATCCAGATATTTTTTCAGCAAGTACTAAACTTCAGTCTGCTATGGCTAAAGCTAAAGGTACAACTGAAGCTATATCTGGTTTAGTTAAGCAAGGAGGTTCGAGACAGATATTTGGAGTGTTTCAACATAAATTAATGAGGAATATGAGGCCTGAAGCTAAGGAACTTATGAAAAGACAGTTTTCTAAAAAGGGAGGTTTACTTAATTATTTAAGAATAACAGGAAAGTACAGTAGTGAAGTGAGAGATAAAAATTATATTCTATATGTGAATGATTGGTGGGAAACAACAGCAAGGCTTAACGCAATGAGGTATATTGAACATCTTGGTCTTGATGTAAGGAAAAGTTCTCAATATAGAGAGTTGCTGAGTACATATGATGAGGGTTTTATTAAAGAGATATATAAGTATTCTTGGGCTGGTATCCCTTTAGCTGATGCACAACTCTTTGGAGAACCTGATGAACATTTAAACAGATTGGAGAAAATTGAATGAGTATCAAGAATACAGATAAAGGTAAACATCTTAATATGTTTACTGGCAAACCTAAAACTGATAAGAAATCAAGTGATAAAGCTTTTGATATGATGACAACAGCCAGTGATAAGACTGATGTAGATTTTTCTAAGTTAAGTAGTACAGCCCATACTGTCTTAGCTGGAGCTGGTATGATTCCAGCTATTGGTAATGTTGCTGATGTAATGGACGCTGTTTTATATGGATTAGAAGGTGATAAGTATGGAGCTGGTCTATCGTTAATGTCAGCTTTACCAATGGTTGGTCTTATGGCTGGAGGTATAAAACTGGTTAAAGGAGGCAAAAAGGCTGCGAATATAGCTAAAATCCAAAAGCGTCAAGTTACTTTAGTTGAAGGTGCACAAGAAGTTGTTAGACAATATGGATTCGATCCAAATGATGCTGAGTTAGTCAGTAATATTGCAGATACTGTATCTGATGCCGCAGAGGGATTAATGGAAGCAGGTAGAAAATATGAGAATTTGCTAAGTAAAGGTATTCCAACTGATGATGCTCAGGCTGTTATGACTTATCTTGATCATATTAGCCCTAGAGCAATTAAGGCAGCTGAAGATTTTAAGAAGATGGGTTATGATGAGTTAGAATTTTATGGTAAAGAAGCTGTTGATGAAATGAATCGGTTAGTAAAAAAGGGCAAAGAGTTGTACAAAACAGGAGAAATGAATCGTGAATTACCAAGAGGTGGATATAATATGTATGAACGTATGATGGAGGGTAAATCAGCTTATTCTAAAGCAGATTTAGAACTTTTAGAGATATTAGGTATAAAGCCACCCCGTCACCTGCGGTGAATATTAACACACAGAATGTATCACAGGCAGAAGAAGTATTTGAATTAGCAAGTAAAGATTTAATATCATTTGGCAAGCTGTTTCTTCCTGATGACTTCATGCGCAGCGAAACTCCTCCCTTCCACTATGAAGTCACGGATGCAATAGATGATAAGTCTGTTAAGCAGCTTGCTATTATTTTACCTCGAGGTCATGGTAAGACAGTACTGACTAAAGCATCAGTATTAAAAGATTTCGTATTTTGTCCTAAAGATGATATGATGTTTTACGCATGGGTATCTGCTACACAGAAGCTTTCTGTAGGCAACATGGACTACATAAAGCATCACCTTGAATACAATGACAGGTTCTTATATTACTTTGGTAAGACGAAAGGGCCCAAGTGGACTGAAGAAGATATAGAACTGTCTAATGGGTGTAAACTTATCTCCAAATCTAATGTAGCAGGTATCCGTGGCGGTGCAAAACTCCATAAACGATATGACTTAATTATACTTGATGACTTTGAGCATGAAGCAAATACTATTACAAGAGATGCTCGTAGTAAGAATGCTAACCTTGTAACTGCTGTTGTATACCCTGCTATTGAACCTCATACTGGAAGACTAAGAGTGAATGGAACTCCTGTACACTATGATTCATTCATCAATAACCTGCTTATTAATCATGCGAGAGCTCAATCGGATGGTGATGATTTTGCATGGAAGATAATAACACATAAGGCATATACTAAGTCAGGTGATGCCTTGTGGTCATCTTGGTTCCCAACTACTAAATTAGAAGAGAAAAAGAAATTCTATAGGGATTCTGGACAGGCCTCCAAGTTTTACCAGGAATATATGATGGAAGTCCAGAGTGCTGAAGATGCATTATGGACAAGAGAACATATAAAGTATTGGAAAGGGTATTATGATTATGATGCAGATGAGAATCAGAACTTCCTTGTTGTAGAAGGAGAGAGATTCCCTGTTAATTGCTTTGTAGGATGTGATCCTGCTACTGATATTGATACAAAAGAATCAGACTTCTCTGTTATAATGTGCATTGCGATTGACAGTGATAATAGTCTTTATGTACTTGACTATGAGAGACACAGGAGTATCCCTACAATAGGTGCTAAGAATGCTGAGAATGTTATTATAGATAGGAAAGGTGTTGTGGACTATATATTAGAGATGCATCAGAAGTACCATTGTATTTCTTCTACTGTAGAAGATGTCGCAATGAATAGGAGTGTGTTCCAATCATTGAATGAGGAAAGGAGAAGGCTTAATAAGTTTGATGTAGCTGTAATTCCTGAGAAGCCAGGCGGTAGACAGAAGATAAATCGTATATACAGTGGACTCTCAGGCAGGTTTAGTATGGGAACAGTATATTTGAGGGAAAATATGTTTGATTTAACTAACGAAATTGTTACTTTTGGACCGCGAATGGCTCACGATGACACTATAGAAGCTCTTTTTTATGCTAATCTGCATGCTTTTCCTTCAGATTTAAGTAAAAATGATGACAAAAGGTTGTGGTTTAAGCCAAAAAAGCGTGTAAAAAGTTGGATCGTAGCATAAAATAAACAAAAAAGGGTAATAAAATGGCTGGATTAAGAAAAAGAATAGGGAAACGGATATCTGAAGCGGTATCAAAACGTAGAATCAAGAAACTTGCAAAGAAAGGTAAAGTAACTGCTGGATTTGGGGCAACAAAAGGTTCTAAAGTTTCTAAAAGAGTGTATGATAAAGGTGGAAGTA